GTTGTGCGGTCAAGCGCTCTTCGGTCTTGATCTGCTCAGTGGTCGCATCCAGGTGCGGAACCAGATCAGATTCATCGATGTAAAGAACTTCATCTTGGGAATCGATGCACATGACGATCCCATCGCCATGCTTCGCAATCATTTCCACCAAACCGCCGGTTACACGGTATTGATACAGCATCGTTGTAATTTTAGTCTCTGCTTAGCCTAACAAACTAAACCCAAACCAACAACAGGAAACAAAAAAGGGGCCCCGAAGAGCCCCTCCATTTGTATCGATTGACAGATCAGCTGTCGGTACCACCCACTTGGGAGGCAAAATCGACGAAACCTTGGATATCGTTCCAGGACACGGCAGAAGCAGGACGCAGGTAGTTGACGCGGCACAGCAGGTAAGCAGCCTTACCGGCGGTCGAATCATCAGCGCTGATGAACACACCGTCGCCGTTCACGGAAGTATCGGTGATGGCGTTGACGTTATAGACCTTGAACAGCTGGTCAGAGGTCACCTTGTAGAACATCGAGTTGGCAGCGTTAGCAGCCGTGATGCCAGCGGTGGTGACGGTGGTCCAGAAGGGCAGGTCGCCGTTGGTGGTGTCGCCAGTGCCTTGGGCAATGCCCGAAGCACCGATGGTCAGGCTGGAGCTAGCAGCAGCCAGACCGTTGGCCTGCGAGGAGGGGACGCCGAAGGGGCTGCCCGAGTTGTCGGGGCCCAGCAGCAGAACCTCGGTGTTGGTGCCGAGCAGGTCGGCAGTCACAGGGGAGGCGGGGAAACCGGCCAGGCCACCAGCGGGGATGTCCTGAGCCAGAGCCAGAGACGCACCGTAAATGTAAGCGGGGCGATCCGAGCTGGCTTGCACCGTCAGAGTGGTGCGGTTGTCACGCACCCGATCATCGGGACGACGGTCGGGGGAGGGGATGGTGATGTTGAAGCTCTTGTAGTTGGCCTTATCAGCAGAAAGGTTATCAATCTTGATGTAGCCAATCAGCTCGTAAGCTTCGACGCCAGGCCAGCCATACACACCTTCGGTGTTGTAGGAGGACAGGCGGTTGATCTGATTACCGGGTTGCAGAATTGCACCGGCTTCTTCTTTGTAAGCAGCCATTGTTAAGTACCTCCCTTATCACTCAGTAATGGTAAAGGCACAGGTCACGAAGTCCTTATTCAGGTTCGCGAAACCGGCGTACAGCTGCCAAATCAGGATGATGAAGCGGCTGAAGTCATCGTTGTTGTTGATCAGAACTTGAGCGTTCGGACCACCGATGCCCACACCCACAGCCTGAGGACCGAAGAACAGGGCAGGAGGAGTGTCGTGAGAAACAGAGCCGTCGCCGTCGTTGATGTCAACGGTGATGGACTTGCTGGGGAAGTTGGTGGATTCGAAGAACCGCACACCTTCAAACACAAAGCCGGAAGGCATCACGGGTTCGCCAGCCACGAACTGAGCTTGGCCAAACTGACCACCACCGTAGATGGCGGCGTTAGGAGCCATGGCGCCCATCAGCGGGTTGGGCACGCCAGCGCCAGGATAGCGAGCCACTTCACGGAAGCCCTGGTCAGCACGCAGGTCCTTCATGAAGGAAGGATCAGCGATACAACGGTAGTAACCGTCGGCGAACACGGGCACGTTGCGCTTACGCAGGCTCTTCACAACGTTCAGAAGGTCGGTCTTAACGTTGAACTTGAAGCGCTCGGAAGCGTACTCGGTGGCGGTGTAGGTAGCCAGAGTGGTCGAACCAGTCTTGGCGTGGTTGTTCGGGTAGTAGTAACCACCCTGGGTGTCGGAGGACTGACCACGGGATTCGGCCTTGAACAGTTCGTCCAAGAACACGCGGTCGCGCCAGCGGCGGTAGTCGTCCAGCAGGGTCAGCGAACCGATGGACTGGTGGAACATGTTGAGGTTCCCGGTGTCCAGCAGCAGACGCTGAGCGGTCATCAGAGTCTCGCGAGCAATCTTGAAGGTGCTCGGGAGGTTGGCATTGTTCGGGTCAGCAGGACCGGTGTACTCACGGAGAGACACCAGCACCTTGTCCTTCACGATGGACCGGCTGTTAGCAGTACCGATGGTTTGATCCTGGGTACGCTCACGGTTGGTCTTCGTGCCGGGGTTACCCCAGAAGCGGTAACGATCCAGCTGAACGGTCTGACCAGGCTGTTTGGTGAAGTCGTGGACGACCACAGGCTCGCAAGCCATTTCCACGATATAAGCCGGATGGGGGCGGTACAGCTCCGCACCCAACAGCTTGGGAAAATCGTTATCAATAAACATGTTGGTTTCTCAGCGTAGGGAAAGCTGATACCTGAGATCAGGCGATCTCAAACTCAACAGCCAAAGCTGTTAACTCTGGAACTGTTGGTTCCATTGAAAAAATTATAGCAATCCTTTATCAATCCGGATTATTAAGCTTCCGGATTTACCATCACGGGATAATTGTATCCATCAAGCATATTGCCCGCAGAATACATCATCGGAGCCATCGATCCCATGGCGTGGTAAGGATTCACGTAACCATCTGCAGGCTGCATGTCAATCCGTGCAGCCTGAATCTCAGGATCAATCGCCCCGCCACCAGCTGCTTTCATCGCCAGCATAGCCCCAGCAGCTTGGGTTTCTGCTTGTTTTTTATGTTCGGTCGACTTTTTGACGGCCTTTTTGGCTTTAGACTTGTCCATTAGCGGCTACCTTTTTTCTGAGGCATGGGGGGTTGAATGCCTAATGGCAGTTGACCAGTAGGAGGCAGAAACTGCTGCATCATGTACTGCTCATTCGCGATGGATTGATTCTGAGCGAATTCTGCAGCTTTCTGGAACTGTGGTGCCAGGAGGCCATTCCTAGGGAGCGGAGAGCCCGGAAGGTTGAGCTTCAGGTAGGCAGTATCCAAATCCCGAGGCATAGGTGGCTGAGGAGCATTTGGATTGCCAATAACGGGAGCTGCTGCAGCACGGATGGCTACATACTCGTCCACATTCCCAGACTGAACCTGACGGGCAGTATCACCTGCACCAAACATCACAAGGCCAGGAGACCCAATAGGGCCGCCGGCAGTTCCGAAGCTAGCGAGAAACTGAGCGGCTCTATCCCCAGCACTTGCTTTTTTTGATGCCATAATAAATCCTTTTTGAATAAAAAAGGGGCAGCGTTTGCTACCCCTTATTTTACATTTACTCTATTAACAGATCACTCCATCACCAGGAGTTTCTGGCGGAACACTTCGGGGTTCTGCTGAGCGGCGTTCAGATAGCGCCAAGCATTGGAGGGATCACGCTCGGCCAGAGAGCCGAAACTATTCCAGAAATCAATGGGGTTGCCCTGAGCCTGGGGCTGAGGGGGAACCGGCATCTCGGGGCGCTGAGGCGCCACTGGACGCTGGAATTGTTGACCGACAGCCTGAACCTGCTGAGGAGCGGCATAGCCAATCTCTTCATCGGGAATCGGATAAGGACCGTTCTCACCGAAGAACTCACAGGTGTAGTCGGCCAGCACGTCGGGATCGGTCAGGATGGTCTCATAAGCTTTGTGCTCATTCGACAGTTCCTGGAGCAGGTTGACGGCTTCGATCAGCTGGTTGTTGGTGGTGATCAGGGCGTCTTCCAGCTGGCAAGCATAGTTATTGAGGATCGCCGGAACATCAGGACCGAAATGATCAATAACTTCAAGACTTGCTTCGCTTACCCCGTTTGCTCGGAGCTGCTGGGGGCTGATTTCCTGAGAAGTTTGGGAAGAGGCGTTGGAGTAGGCCTGGTTGTTGCTGATCCCAGGCATAGAGGTCGGCATCCCCGCGTTGCTGTACTGGGGAGCCTGCTGGGAAGCGTAACTGGCCGGATCGACCTGAGGGCTCAGATTCGACTGTTGACCCTGGAAGGGGAATTGGACGGGCGAACTCAGGAGCCCCACCACCCGGTTGAACGCCTCCTTGTACGGATTCTCCGCTTGTTGGGGCGCCTGGGGTGCTTGGGGGTACGACGCTGTAGGGGCTAATGGGTACCCGTTCACCCCCATCTGGGCCTGCATTTGCGGGGCTGGGGCCGCCATTTGCTGGTAAGGCGCCACCCATTGGGAAGTCGTTGAAACCGCTGGCGCTTGAGCCGCCGTCTGCGCCACCGGTGCCCCGTAGCTGATCGGCTGGGTCGGGGATACTTGGGGTGCCGATTGGGTCGGCATTGCGGTATCGGCCTGCATAGGTTACCTCTTTTTGTAGGCTTTCGAGTGTTCGGTAAAGGAAGGGGGTGAGATCAAGTCTCGGGTCCGCAGCCATCGGTAAATTCGGTTGCTGCGGATGTGGTGTCCGCATTTCTAGATTTACGAGATCTATAAATGCGGAGTAGGCCCTCTGTACTTCCCCTACCATTCGGAATGGGAAACCGGAGAGCATGCCCGCGATTTCGTCATCCGTTTTTGAAGGGAATAAATACTTCAGTGCTTCAATGCTATCAACCCCTAATTCCTGTAGGTTTCGGGTAAAGATAGACTGGTTGAGTTTATCCTGGGCCGTATCCTCATAAACCGGACCCATCCAACGCCAGTCTACAGTCCGATCACCATCCGGCGCTAATCCAAGAACACCATCAGGAACTTCCTTGGTTTCAATAGCTTGATCAATGGCCTTCTGTAACTTTTTCTCGTAAGTAACCTTTTGTTTTTCATACTTTTGTCGAGCAGCTTCATCGCTCGGATCCTCTGGTGGTACTGGATATTTAATTCCCGACGCATAAGCTAGGGATTTACGGAAGATTTGTTCTTCCTGGAAAATCATTAATTCGAAGCACTTACAAACGCCATAGGTATACAGCATTAAGCACTTCTTCTTGGCAGTTGCGCTTACTCGTCCATATGCAGATTTAATTTCAGTCGCGGTGACGTTAGTAATACTAAGGTCGTCGATACCACCCAAAGCAAGCCGGATCTCACTACGAAGCTGTTCGGAGTACCGAGCCTGATCCGTGCTTACAGCATTTGGAGTAATAAAACCAACACGATCGGTTGGCTCCAGGTTGGCGATCACACGGGGTACGCGCATACCGCTACCAGGACGACCGATGTAGCCAGGAGGTTGCCTAGTTACGTTGTCTTGTTTATACGTAGAGCTAGAAAGGAAGAAGTCCGATTGAAAACCAGATTCGCTCGCAATACTCGGACGTTGCGCAACATCATTATCACCGCTCTCGACAATATCTTGCTTAGGGCGCGAGGATAACAGAGTAGGATTTCCGAAGAAAGATAGGTTGGCACGGATATTTTTAACCATCTCATCGTGGGCGATGATTTGGTTGGCCATCCAATCAAACTCTCCGCTACCTTCGGTACCAAAGGCATCAGGATTGTTGAAGACTTCCACGCATGGAATAAACTCCATCGTGTTGACTACAGTCTTCTTGTCGAAGATGCCGTACTCGAGAGACGGCATATCAAAACTGATTTCCTGCTCGCTATGAAATTCTTCAATCTCCGTTGCAGTGATACGGAGACGCATATAGCGCTTATCGGTATTCAGACCAACACCCTGGAAGCCTTTGCTGGATTTGACCTTATATGGATAAATGATAATGACCTCTTCCAGGTCACCCTCAGGCGAATAGAAGGCTCGATACGAATCCTTGTCGAACCAGTACAGTCGGTAAGTTTTTTTAGTTGGGCGAATATAGAACAGGCCCTTGCCGTAGGTTAAAAAGCGATCCCAGATTGAATCCAGTCGGGCGTCAAGCTTGTTGAACTTGATTACCTGTTGGATAAAATCAAACCGCTGAGTACCGAAATTATCTTGAGCCGGGTAAAACTCTACGCCCTGACGGATGCCGAACATCCGCATCTGCGACAGGTGGGCATTGACCAGCATGGTATCGGCATGACCAGTACCATCACGGGTAATAACTGCCTTGAGGATAGCGTCGAGTGCTGATTTAGGACTATCGCTCATGAGTTAGATGACTTCAAGATTATTCTTCAATATCGTAGCCAGCAGCAATGCGTTTGAGTGTAATTGTGTCATCCTCAACTTCAACGTCGAAACGTTCGTTCGGTTGAAGGGCCATATCGTGGCACAGTTCGTCGGGAAGAGGGATTACTGCGGAGCCGTAGGCGTCCTGCTCAAGCTCAATAGTGTAGTAGCTGGGGGACATTGGAAAAGGATTCTCCTAGTTTAGGTCCAAAATACTTTATCCCTATTTACTCCCAAATTTAAAATTCAAGCTCCAGTTTGCCTCGGGTCATTAGGCCGTTGCAAAGCCAAACAAGGGCGTCGACGCAGTCATCATGGGAGCTGACACCAAAATTGACGATCTCATCAGTGAGGGGGCCAAATCGCCGATACTTGTTAAAAATAATCTTCCGCTGCTCAAAAAGACCCATAATGCCCCGGAAGCGTGCCACCTTGTCCCCACGAAATCCTTTGATCGCGTGCCAGTTCATGTTGTACAGGCCGTGGTCGCCTAGACAGATTCGTTTGAAGTCCGCCTCCAGAGATGCTTGGTAAGCCACAGCTTCCGACCAGATATCAATGTTGCTGCCGGTTGGGAAATACCTATCGTTGTCTTTGTGGACAACACCCCATTCTTCCATCATCTCCATCAAGGCTTCCAATTTCTCTAAGTTCCCCATTATTCGGATTCGTTTGCAGTCGATAATGTGAATCTTTTGGCCTACTCGTCCGCCCATCACAAAGACGGTGTAGTCATTCTGTTCTCGAATTCCGGCGGACAGGTCAACACCAACGCCCAAGGAATCGAACTGGGTTCCGATCGTGCCTTTAACAATCAAGTCCGGGGACAGGGATAGCTCACTGGTTTGGACAATTTGATTCTGATACTGGAAGCTGAACGCAATTGGTGCCTGTCTTCGACGATCTTGTAGATACTCCAGGGACCAAAGGGCTGGCCAGTACGAGATTTCCTCACCCTCAGAATCTACAGTAATTGCTGATTGGACAATTTGAATCCAGTCATTAGCTGGAGTAAATGTCGAGTTGTGTATATCGTCATGCCGAAATCTGGTTCCCAAACAAATTGCTCGACCACCCTCAAACATGGTCGGCACAATAACTGAGTTCCAGTTATCCTCCATGGCGGCGCGAATATCTCTGTTTTTAATGTCATCGGCCGACTTGATCGCGTCATCGATGATACAAAGGTGAGAACGTTTAGAGGTCACGGCACCTTTGAGACCGGCACAGCAAACCGTGAATTCTTCCTCACCGGTTGATTTGATACCTGCAAACTTCCAATCAATACTCCAATACTCGTTGGAGTTGATCCCCTTGGCAATTTTTACAGTTGGAAAAATTTCAGAGTAAGTTTTACTCTCTTCAATGATTCGCTTGATGGCAGCACTCTTGGGGCGAGCAACATCTACCGTGTACGAAATATAAAGAATCTTGAGTGGTTTTTTGGCGAGAGCGTGAATACCAATCGCCCAAGCCGTAAACAAACCTAATACCGTGGATTTTGCTGAGCCGCGTGGCGCCAGAATATCTACGTTTGGGCCAGCAATGCCCACCAAACATTCGCTATCGTCACCTGTACATAGGTATTGATGCCACTCTTTGTGGTGAGCTGCTGGAGGCTTGTCACCCACCACCTCACAGAAATAACCAAAATCTTTACGTGCTCGATCTACATCAACGGTCGAAGAGTGTTTGACAACTCGTTTTTGAGCTGCAGCTCTAGCCGTGCGCCGATAGACGCTATAAAGATTCGTACCTGCCATGCCCGTAGCATAGCGTACTGATTTTTAAGATTCTTCCTGCAGAATCTTTGTCCAGACACCCATCGAGGCTTCTTGGAGTGGGCCTTCAATTGGATCGTCTCGGAAGATTGAAAGCATCTCACGAAGCGCTCGGTCCGCACCAGCGAGGATTAAACCCTGCTTATCGAGGAGAATTTTCTCGTCATTCAGTTGCTTGATCGCACCACGAA